TCAGAGGGGACAATCTTCTCACATTAGAGTACTGGACTTAGATCCTGCCTGTTTAATCAGAGTACTCAACAAAGAAAACCAATTATTAATTAAACTACATTATGGGTAAAATAGGAAAAATCTCTACGATTAAGAGAGAGTATAATAGTTCTCAGTTACAAACTATGGATAGCGGATTAGCTTCTAAAGGAATGAGTAGAATTCCTGGAACAGGAGTTTTTAAGTATCCTTACAAAGAACTTGATGGAAAGTATAGAACAGGATTAGATCCTAATGCTTCTTACATCAAACGTATTCAAGATCCAACAGAAAGAGAACTTGAAGTAGAAAGAGTTACAGCTCTACTAGAAAAGTTACAAGCATCATTGGGAGATATTGATTTAGGACCAAGAGCACCTTTCTGGAACTATGGAAAATCTACTGGTACAAACGATGACTTACATGTTAAACCTGTTAAGTTATTAGATGGTGATAATTTATATGATCTAAATCAAACCTTTCAAGAATTATCTTTTGCTTGGTTAAGAGTGCATCCAACTATTGCTTCTAGTTACCAAGCTTGGGAACGAGGTGAATTTCCTGCTGATACACAATACTATGTTGTAGATGATGAAATTGAAACAGCAATTATTTACAAGAAAAAACAACTAATTAATAAAGCTATTATTAGTTTTGATTCAATGAGTATAGAAAAGAAGAGAAAAGTTGCAAGACTTTTAGGTCTTCCTATCACTAATGAAACAAAAGAGGAAACTGTTTATAATCAAGTAGATAGTATGTTAAAGCAATCTGAAGTTAAATCTGGAAGTTTTAAAGGATTAAATCCTGTAGAAGTATTTAACAGATTTTCTAACATGAAAGATGATTTACTCCATATTAAAGATTTAGTTAAACAAGCTATTCAACATTCAATTTACAGAGTTAAACCAAGTGGTTTAGTTTATGAAGGAGAATATGAAATAGCAAAAGATGAAGAAGAATTAGTAAAGTTTTTAATTAACGAAGATAACCAAGATGAGTTATTAGTGTTAGAAGGAAAACTTAAATCTAAAAAACTAGCTGCTGTATAGTATCTAGTTTTACTAAAAAAAGTTAGGTATGATATCTGTAGATAGTTTATTATATAAAATAGATCAAAGACTAAATAAACTATCGACTAACGAGCATCAGCAAATTCAACTAGAAGATAAAATCTTAGCTTTGAATGAAGCTCAGATTAAGTTGATAAAACAAAAAGTTGATGGCTTTTCAGTCCCAAGTAGATTGGGGATGGATTCTTTTAAAAAGAGGTATGAAGATTTACAAAATCTAATTATAGATTATACTAATCAACCATTACCTCTTACTGAATCTAACCCAGCAATAAATCAATGGGATGCTGATGTAACAGTGTTAGAACCTAAGTATCTATTTTATGTAGATAGTTATGTTTTAGCAAACAAAGGTAAGTGTAAAGATAGAATCCTTTGGATTAACGAAGATCTTAGTAAGCACGGAGATCTATCAATATTATTAAACAATGATCATTATAAGCCAAGCTTTGAGTATCAAGAAACTCTAAATGCTGTTAGCTCGGATGTAATGAGTGTTTATACAGATGGTACATTTACACCTACAACTGTTAATATAATGTATCTCAGATATCCTGTATACATTAACAAAGAGGGCTACATTCAATTTGATGGTACCCCTTCAGTAAATGCAGATTCTGAACTAAATGATTACTTAGAGGATGAACTTTTAGATTTAACAGTTCAAAATCTAGCAATGTATACTGAAAATAGTGCTGCTGTACAAAGTGCACAGTTCAGGATACAAACAAACGAATAATTAATAACCCCTTAAATATATAATAAAATGGCGGATTTTTCATTGACTACATTATTTGTAGTCCCAGTAGGGCAGACAGAACTCCCTAGCTCTGGATCAACACAAGACTTGACACCTGGTCAAGTAGGATTTTTTAGTTCTCAGTACAACCCTATTCAAGTTGATGCAGGAGAACCTTTATCACTATTTGATTACTTCTACGTAGCACAAGGTAGAAGAAACACTTATCTTCAAGGATCTAAACGATCTGATAAGATTGCTGTGCCAATAACAACAGGTGCACCACAACATAACTCAAATGCAAATGTTACTGAGTTATATTCTGTAAAAGGTTGTGCAACAGCACTTAACCAAATTACTGAAGTAGATGGATGGAATGTACAATGTGGTGAAGTAGTAACTTTAACGTTACGTGCTCACTCATCTTACATCGATACTCTTTACTTTAACGGATTCACACGTTCAGTAACTGTAAATGCACCATGTTGCGAATGTGGAGGTGATCCATGTACAGACGTTGATGTACCAGCATTAATTGATCAATTTATTGCAAAACTAGAGCAACAAGCTCCAGGTAATAACCCAGACAACATTAGCTTTAATTCTTTCTATACATTTGAAAGAGTAGGAGATGATGCTACTGCAAAATTAGTAATTACAGGTAAGCCAGTAACAAAATATGGTCAACCATGTGATGTAGCAGCTGATCCTTTTGAGTTTGATAAAATGCGTTTTGAAACATTTGTTTACGCTGGACCTGCAACAACTGCAGATTTCATAGTAGCAGACAATTGTGATATTGTAGCAGTTGCTACAAAAGTTCAAGAGTCTTCTTTTCCAAGAGGTACTTCTGATGAAATCGCTCAATTAGAAAAGAACTATTACAGTTACCAAGCTGGTTACTTAAAGTCTTTACTAAGAATGAAAGGTTTTAATCAAAACTTTGAATCTCATGTAACACATGGTGTTATTTATGATACAATTACTATTAGATTCAACGAACTGGATAAGTCAGCTTATCAATGGGGAGACTATATCATGCAAGATTCAACAATAATTATTGCGATTCCTCAAGGACCTCTTGCTGATTCTCTAATTGGGAACATTGTAAATCGATTCAATGGTGTTGAATATGGTGCAATTTGCCCAACTACTAGTACAACTACAACTCAACTTCCTGGATAAGGAAATTAGATAAGTAGATATATAATAAATGCCAGAGGGTGAGATGGATTCTCATTTTCTGGCATTTTATTTAAAATAAAAAATTAAGCACATGACAGAGTATAATTTAGATTTAGTAACTGGGTGTAATAACAACCCTCTATACCTTATTGTTACAGATGCTTCATATTATCCTACAGATCCCCCAGTAGCATTTAATCCAACTATTACAATTACACCACCAGGCTTTGATGAGGTGGTTTTACCTTTTGTAGTAAATGGAACAAATGTTTATGGTTCTGATGATTTAGGAATAACTGAAGAAGGGTGTAAACAAAATATTCCTGATGGCATATATTGCCTAGAATATACTATAGAGATAAATGAGTTAATTCCACCAACTACTATATCAGTAAAGAAAACAATATTACGTACTGCTAACTTACAGGAAAAGTTTAATGAAGCTTTTTTAAAGTTAGATCTTATGCAATGTGATGGCGAACTAGCAAAACAAACAAGTGTAAACCTTAATACGATTAATTTCTTTATTCAAGGTGCTATAGCTGCTGCTAACAACTGTGCAGACAAAGAAGCTATGCGTTTATACGATCAAGCAAATAAGATGTTACATCACCTTAACAAGTGTGGATGTGGATGTCAAGGGACTAACTATTTAGTAAACTTTAGATAATATGGCTCAGTGTGCAAATTGTGGGGCAAAAGTAGGATGTGGGTGTCAATTAACAAATGGCTTATGCACTTACTGTAACGGTTCCAAAAAATAAAAAATAGTATGTTAGAAAGTAAGTTTACAAATTGTGAGAATTGTGGCGACATAGCAGATCTACTTAAAAGGATAGATTGCAAACTTGCAGAGTTGAGTTATAATATGTACAACAATGTTGTATTCATGTTAAACGCATGTGTACCTAGTTATGAACTTACTCAACTATTAGCATACAGAGATATTCTTATAAACAAACAGAATAATCCAGATTACGCAGAACATTTTTCTGTAGAAGATATTGCTGGTAAAGTTATTAGATTAACTGCAGGATGCGAATTAAGATGTCCTAAAGTAAATCAAGTATGTATACCAACTACTACCAGTACAACAACAATAAGTTGTGCAATTACAAGTGGGGAAATAACATGTGTTATTCCTACTTAACAATAATTAATAATAAAATTAAAAAATATGTCTTGTCAAAATTGTTTTAATGGATGTGTAGAGATTACATCAGATAAATGTGTTAGATACACAGGTGAAGACTTTCCTATATTAGGAATAAGTACTGGGGATACACTACTTAGTGTTGAGGAGAAGATACTTAACTTCTTACTCTCTATATCTACTGGTGGAACTATTTTTCCTGTAATTTCACAAGAGAACGTTTGTAATCTAATACAAGATAACTTACCAGCAGTAGGTCCTTATAATTTAGATGATTATCTAAATACA